AAATTAAAAATAAAATTGATTAATAAAAACAATATAAATCTATTGTATTATAATATAAGAGATGTCGAAATATTCAAATTCAAATAATATGTCAAGAAATTGTTCAAAAGTAATTGGTATACAATTTAGTATTTTGTCTGCTGATGAAATCCGAAAAGGATCTGTTGCTGAAATAACTACACGTGACACATATATAAATAATAAACCAGTTATAGGCGGGTTATTTGATCCAAGAATGGGAGTTTTAGAGCCTGGATTAATTTGTCCTACTGATGGTTTAGATTATATGCAAACTCCAGGATATTTTGGTCACATTGAATTAGCAAGACCAGTATTTTATATTCAATATTTAAGTACAATATTAAAATGTTTAAGATGTATTTGTTTTAAATGTAGTAAATTAAAGATCAGTAAGGAAAAATATAAACAGGCTTTAAAGTTACAAGGAGACGCAAGATGGAAATATGTATTTGGATTAGCAAGTGGAATTAAAAGATGCGGTGAAGATATAGAAGATGGTTGCGGATGCCTTCAACCAAATAAAATTAGAAAGGAAGGGTTGGCAACAATATTTGCTGAATGGAAAAATGAAGGAGCAAGCGGTGATAGTGAACCAATTATTATTAAAGTTACACCTGAGATGGTATTAAAAATATTGAAAAGAATTTCGGATGAAGATGTATCATTTATGGGATTTAGTCCGATTTATTCAAGACCGGATTGGATGGTTTGTCAAGTGATGTCTGTTCCGCCTCCTGCGGTTAGACCCTCAGTAAAACATGATGCTCAGCAAAGATCGGAAGACGATTTAAGTCATATTTTGGTAAATATAATAAAAACTAATAAAACTTTACAGGAAAAACTTCAAAATAATGCTCCATCAAATGTGATTGATGATTGGACTACCGTATTACAATACTATATAGCTACACAAGTAGATAATAAAATTCCAGGTGTTGCGTCAGTAGCACAACGTTCAGGAAGGCCATTGAAGTCAATTAAAGACAGACTAAATGGAAAAGGTGGTAGAATGAGAGGTAATTTAATGGCTAAGCGCGTGGACTTTAGTGCTCGTTCAGTTATTACAGCAGATCCTAATATTTCAATTAGAGAATTAGGTATTCCATTGAAAATTGCCAAAAATATTACAAAGCCTGTTATTGTAAATAAAATTAATAAGGCGTTTTTGACAAAATTAGTTCAAAATGGTCCTGAAAAATGGCCAGGAGCTAAAACTTTAGAGAAAAAAAATGGCGAGTCCATTACCTTGCGCTATTATCTTGATAGACAGTCTATTGTCCTCGAAGAAGGTGATATAGTTCATAGACATATGATGGACGGTGATGCTGTTCTATTTAATCGTCAACCAACTCTTCATAGAATGAGTATGATGTGTCATATTGCCAGAATTATGATGCGTGGTGATACTTTTAGAATGAATGTCGCAGATACAAAGCCTTATAATGCGGATTTTGATGGAGATGAAATGAATTTACACATGCCGCAAGATCCGGAGTCTGAAGCGGAATTAAAAAATTTGGCAGCTGTGCCATATCAGATAATAAGTCCAGCAAATAATAGTTCAATTATTGGTATTTATCAAGATTCAATGCTTGGATGCTACCAATTTACAAGACCAGATATAAATTTTAATCCACGTGACGCAATGAATTTACTAATGATGTTTAATAATGTGGATGAAAATGAATTATTAAAGAACGCCGAAAGTGAAACTGGAATTACTAATTTTAATATTTTGTCGCAAATAATGCTTCCTTTGTCAATGAGATATAAAACAAAGGCGTTCAAAGAAGATAAAGATGATATGAAAACTTCAAATGCTGTGATTGAAATAAAAAATGGCAAATATATTCGTGGCCAAATGGACAAGGGTGTTTTAGGAGCTGGAACTAAGGGTCTTCTACAAAGAACATGTAATGATTTTGGCAATATGGCGTCAGCTAAATTTATTGATGATTTACAGAATGTTGTTACAGAATATATGAAGACGAGCGCTTTTAGTGTTGGTATTAGCGATTTAATTTCAGACACACAAACCAATGATGATATAGTTAAAGTTATTACTCAAAAGAAAAATGATGTTAAAAATTTAATAGATCAAACGCAAATAGGTATTTTTGAAAATAATACTGGAAAAACCAATGAAGAGGAGTTTGAAACGCAAGTAAACAATATTTTAAATCAAGCAACTTCCGAAGCAGGTAAAATTGGTTTAAAGAGTTTGGGAAAAAATAATCGTTTTGTCACAATGGTTAATGCTGGGTCAAAAGGTTCGGATCTTAACATTTCATTTATGATATCTTGTTTGGGTCAACAAAACGTAGACGGTAAACGTATTCCGTATGGGTTTGAACATAGAACATTGCCGCATTTTACCAAATATGATGATTCACCAAATGCGCGTGGTTTTGTAGAAAGCTCATACATTAATGGATTATCACCTCAAGAATTATTCTTCCATGCCATGGGTGGTCGTGTAGGTCTTATTGATACTGCTGTAAAAACTTCTACCACTGGTTATATCCAAAGAAGATTAATTAAGGGTTTGGAGGATTTAATGGTTTCTTACGATATGACAGTTAGAACAAATAAAAATAAAATAGTTCAGTTCGCTTATGGTGAAGATAATATTGATACCGTTAAAGTGGAAAATCAGCCTATATCTTTGGTGTCAATGAGTATACAAGATATTTATGCTCATTATTTGTTGCCCGAGGAGAATGGAAAGGTAAAAACTCTAAGTAATATATTCTTAAAAAAAACTATGAGCAGATATAAAAATCAGCATGAGGATATGATGAGAAAGTCGAATATGTATATTGAGTTTATGGTTAAAATGCGAGATGATATTATTAAAAAGGTATTCAAAAATAAAGGAGATATTGTAGTTAATTGTCCTGTAGCATTTTCATATATTATTGGGAACATACAAGGTCAAACAAACTTAACTATTTCGTCATTGGTTGATATAACACCTTTAGAAGCATACGAAATGATAGAAAATTGTTTCAATAATTTGAAATTAAATCATTATGCACCTCCTACTGACTTATTCAAAACATTGTTTTACTTTTATCTGTCTCCAAAAGATTTATTAATTGTAAAGAGATTTAACAAGGCGGCATTAACATTATTACTGGATACAATTACACTTGACTATAAAAGAGCTATTATAACTCCGGGAGAAATGGTAGGTATGATTGCTGGACAAAGTATTGGTGAGGTGTCGACACAGATGACACTTAATACTTTCCATTTTGCTGGTGTTGCGTCAAAGTCAAATGTGACACGTGGTGTGCCAAGAATTGAAGAAATATTGTCTCTTTCCAGTGAAATTAAAAATCCGTCATTAAGTATTTATTTGAAGGAGGAGGATGAAACGCAAAAAGATAAGGCTCAATCGATTATGTATATGTTAGAACATACAAGATTGGAAGAAATTGTAAAGTCGGTTGAGGTTTGTTTTGATCCGGATGATCTTAATACTTTAATAAATGATGATAAGGATACGATTGAACAATATAGAGCATTTGAAAAATTGGTGGAAGAATGTAATAATATATCATTGGCAAATGATGAAAATGAAAAATCAAAATGGGTTATTAGAATGATAATGGATCCGGAAGTTATGCTTGAGAAAAATATTACGATGGATGATGTGAATTTTACATTAAATAATTGTTATGAAAACCAAATTAGTTGTGTTTATTCTGACTATAATGCGGATAAATTGATTTTTAGAATTCGAATGAATGAAGTAATTAAAAGTGGAACAAGTAGAGGAGGCCAAAAGAAAACAAAGGTTAATCCACTTGATCAGTCGGATCAAATATATATATTGAAAAATTTCCAAGAACAACTGCTACAAAATATTGTTTTAAGGGGTATTAAAGGTATTGACAAGGTTATTCTTCGTAAAATCAAAGATAATATGGTGGAAAGTAATGGAATATATAAGAAACAAGACATTTGGGTTTTAGATACAATTGGAACTAATTTATTGGATGTGTTAGGTCTGGATTATATTGATACTAAGAGAACATTTAGTAATGATATTATAGAAATTTACAATGTGCTTGGAATTGAAGCGGCGAGACAATCTATATACAATGAATTGGTAGATGTTATTGAATTTGATGGAACATATATTAACTATCATAATTTTAGTGTATTGGTTGACAGAATGACATTTACTAATAAATTGATTTCGATTTTTAGACATGGTATTAATAATGATAATATTGGTCCAATTGCCAAGGCATCATTTGAAGAGACCCCTGAGATGTTTTTGAAAGCCGCCAGACATGCTGAGCTTGATACGCTAAGAGGTATATCCGCAAATGTGATGTGTGGACAAGAAGGTTTCTTTGGAACAAGTTCATTTCAAGTAGTTTTGGATATTGAAGAGATGCAAAAATTAGAGGAAACAAGTGAATACAAGCCGGTTGATATTGAAGATGAAATCGAAAAATTCTTTGGAGAAAGTGGTAATCCTGAAGATCCATGTGGAGTTAATAAGCTGACAATTCAAAATAATGTTACAACAATTACAGCTCAGGATATGGGTAATGATAATAATTACAATCCTGGATTTTAAAGTTAGAAATACAAATAAAAAACAAATAAAAAACAAATAAAATACATTTATTTTACTAACAAAATATTAAATACAAATATTTAATATTTTATATGACAGAAAACACATATAAATATATAATAAAAAAAATTATTAAGCCAGAAAATAATTGTTTTTCATTTAATTATATACCAGATGAGATTGATGCTAAATTTAAAATTATATTTAATATATTTATAACAAATAAAAGTAAACATAAAAATATTATAAAGGATAAATTTATTTTTTTTCAAGAATCTTTAAATAGTTATTTACATTTTTCGAGAGAAACATTTATCAAACTTTTTTGTAAAATTCAGCAAACATATAATGCTTTTTCTAAATTAGCACTTTTATATAAATATAAAAAATCAGTCATGAGTGTTACAACAGATATGATATTAAATGAAATAAAAATTAATGAAAAAAATATAATTTGTATTTATCATAAAAACACAAGATATTTATTTAATATTTATGACTTGATAAAAATAGTAAACACATCCTTAACCAATAATTTCAATTTTTATTCTAATCCACTACCAATAAAAAATCCGTATAATAATATTCCATTCGATAAATCAACTCTTTATAATATTTATTTTTATATCAAATTTAATACACATATTTATGATGAGCTTTATTTTTTGTTTTTTAATTGTAATTTTAACTTATCGGTATTCCATAAAAAATATGAACATATTTTGAGAGAATATGCTATAAAAATTTTTGTAAAAAATTCCACGAGTGAAATGCTTATGGAATATATAACTTTTATGATTGAAAGACATAATAAAAGTAATAAAAAGGCTAAAATAATAATATCTCCCGAGTTTCCTACAAATAATTTAATCCGAATAATGAAACCATATTTGCTGTTATTTTTACAGAGTTTTTATTCGTTAATACCGTGTATAAAAACAAAAGCATGTATTGAATTGAATAAAAGGCTACTTATGTTTAATAAATTTAACCCTATATTTGGCAGAAAAATTTTTAAATTAGGATTTAAAAATTTAGAAAATTTTAAGAAAAAATCATATGTAAAATGTGTTATATTTATGGATGATCATATTCCGTTTAATTATGATAGTGATATTAACTTTTTATCAGATCATACATATTATGAAGATAAAGAGCCGCAAACACATGAAAATAATGATGATATAGAAGATGAAGAAGATGAAGAAGATGAAGAAGATGAAGAAGATGAAGAAGATGAAAAAGATGAAGAAGATGAAGAAGATGAAGAAGATGAAAAAGATGAAGAAGATGATGATTATGATGAAGAAGATGATGATTCAATTAGTTAATTATTTGAATATACGCCTTTTTGATATATTTTTTCTTTTACCTCCTAATTTTTCTTTATTTTTCTTTGTTTTCTTTTTTTTCTCTAAACTGTCACCACTATCAATTTTAAATTTTACACCTGCTTTTTCTTCTTCTTCTCCTTCATCACCTTCATCACCCTTATCGTTGTCTTTACATTTTGTTTTCTTTTGATAATTAGTTTTAGAATTTTTTGTAAAATCTTCAAGATAACCCTCAACTGTTATTTTATCTGTAATTTCAATTACTCTTTCAGGACAAATTAAATTACTAATTGGAATAAAAACCTCACCAGTATTTGTCTTAATTAATTTATAATTAGGAATATTTTCATCCCTAAATCCAGGCAATACAATAAAAACAAAATTATCAGTTTCTTCGCCAAAAGCTAAAAACGCGCGTTTCTCATATTTTGTTTGTAAAATACAATTCTGACTAATAAAAATAGTAGGAATACTATATTTTTGAACGAGCAGCCACAAATCCAATGTTGTTAAAAAATATTTATCATTCGAAATAAATGTGGCAAAATCAATTTTATCAGTTTTAACTTGTTTACCTAAATTTTTTTTACCTTCAATTATTAAAATATCAATAATTTTATCTTGATACCTATCAAAATATTTTGTATATTCTTCGTATAAATCTTTTTTAATCTGAGCTACTGTAAGTCTATTAGTAGTTTGTCTTTCTACTAAATCAATTACTAATCTAAATGTGCATACACATGTTTTATTATATTCAAGCTCTTTATAATTTTCAGGGAAACATTTTTTCCATAATCCAGAGGAAATACCTTCAGTATCTTTTGGATCATCGCATTTTTCATCATATATTGCTCCAAAATTCTCATTTATTAAAGGGGTTTTATTTTCATATATTTGTGTAATCGCAGGTTCAGCTTCATCATATGAATTAAATTTCGTATATTTATTTATTACGGCTGGAACAAGAGTTTCAAAATATTCTTGAGTTAATAAAGATTGTATCATAATAATTTCATTATCATTTAAATTGTAACCAATATTTCCAAATGATAAATATTTTTGAGGCTGTAATATGAAAGATTTTATTCTACTATATCTGATTAATTCATCAGACATCCTTTTAAAATAAATAAGTTCATTATCTTTTTTAGTTATTAAATTTTTTTCTGGAAGTATTAAATTACATTTTCCATCATCTGTGGTAAATGTGCATAATTTTGGGTTTGCGCTGCATTCCCCTTTATTTTTAACAATACAAGTGGAAATTTGGTTTATTAGTTTATAATAATTTTCATCTCCTTCAAATCGAATAGTTCTATTTACCAATCTTTTTAAAAGCTCGTCTATATTTGTCAATTTTTCAGAATATATTATATATTCGCGCGACAACTCTTTTTCAATTTGCTCTCTTATCTTAAAATTTTCATAATCATTTAATAAAATTCTAATGGTATTTCTAAAAACATTATAAAAATCAGTTTCCATTTTAGTTTTTTTAATAAAGTCAACCCGTTCTTGATCAACATCGTCCTGTGTTGAAATTGGAATATCTATTGGTATTAATGGTTTTGTATCTATATTAATACCATTATTTATAATATAGTTTTTCTCTTCAATATTTGGCAACTTAAAGTCATCGTCGGCGTCTAATTTGGAAATCGGTTGTGATAATTGAATAAATTGATTTGTCTCGGTTAAAATACCAACAACCCATTCATTTTCAACAATCTTAAATAATGGCTTACAAGGAATATCGGCAACCTCGCGTCGTTTTTTGCTTCTTTTTGAAAGATTATCTAAAAATTTAACAGTTGTATTATAACTTTTCCATATTGTTAAATCTGTCATATAAACAAAATCAATATCTTTCAAACTGTCGTCAATTGATGAAGGATAACAAGGGACAAAACCTTCTCTCATTGTTTTGGGTTCTTCTGCTACAACACCAATTACTTTACTATTAAAATTAACCACCATTGTTTTAACCTTATAGTCATAATATTCCAATTTATTACACAAATCAACAAGATTTATAGATCTTTTTGCTCTATAAACATTTGGCATACTATCCAATGGTTTACAAATCATATTAAGCATAGGATGAATTATTTCATTCAACACTGATTTAATTACTGGCGAAATTTGCGATCTCTCTTCTTTAAATGTTGTAATCACATTTAGTTTCTCTTTAACGGTATACAAATATATAGGTTCATAATAACCGTCTTGTTTAACTATAAATACAGTAGGTTTTGAAGTTTTATAATATTCACTTGAATAGTGGTTTGTTGGACACAATAATTGAACATTATTTGTGATATCATCATCAGGTAATTTAAAAATTATTAGGTTGATACCCTCAAAAAATAAATTTTTATTTGGCATACTTATTATATCCCATAAATATGTATGATCTATAATAGCGTCATCATCTCTTAAAAAACTAATAAAATTTTCATACGCAGATATTACCTTTTTCATATAAAACAGATCTGCTTCTTTTTCAGTATTTAATTTTGTAAAAATTCTAAAATCTTTGTAAGGTGTAACGTCTATAGTGTCTTTTTTACTCATATCGTGAAAATCCGTTACAAGATTTCCGTTTTGATAAGTAACAAAGCTATCAATTGTAATAGATTCAATTATTCTGTCTCTCATTTCCTTTATATTTAATATTTTTTTGAATTTTAATTTGTTGTCATCATTTACATCTTTATATGTTTTATTAAAAAATAATACATCTGAGACGCAGGCAATAAATGACTGTTTTGGATTTACTTCTACACCATGTCTTAGTAAACAGGGATGATTGGGTTTTATATTAGTATTTGTTTTACTTATTTGGCAATCAGCATTTATTTCACGTAACATTTTTTGTATTCCAAATGGTAAATAACCCCAGCGTCCATCTGGTAATGGAAATTTTTCAGGTCCTATAATATATTCATCTTGATTAGGAATAATAACAGCTTTTCCTTTTTTTGGTTTTACAACTTCAGCTACAACTTCAGGTTCAGGTAGAGGTTTAACAGGTTCTTCAACTTCAGCTTTAGTTTCTTGACTTGCCTCCTTCATAACATCTTTTAGTTGAACTGGTTTTTGATTATCAAAACATTTTTTATTATCAGTTATTCTACCATCAGTGTTATATTTTTCAAAACAACAAGGAAGACATAAACCATCCGGGTGCTTATCTGGTATTAAACCAGGATATTTTTTTGGAGTGGTAGCATCAATAAATTCTTTCATATTTATTTTGTTATTTTTATCAGTATCTACAAAGTCAAATGTTTTACGAATATTTAATTCTTGTTTTTGCATGAATTCTTGAATTTGAATGGGTGTAGGTTTTGCTCCATTATTTATTCTGGTGTATTGAATAGTCCAGCTTTTTTCAGTATCCATTTCTTTTAAATCGGTTAATATTTTTTTGAATTCATTAAAATCAATTAAACCGTCTTTATCGGTATCTGATTTTGTAAATTCATCTTCAAATATTTTTTTTTTTTTATATTCAGGTTCATAAAACTCATAAATATAATATCCGGGTTTCACTTCTTTTTCATTACGCGGTAGAACTTTTCCACAAGTAGGATGTATTAATTCTTTTTTACCATCTTTACCAATAATTTCCTTTAAGTCCTTTGGGTCAATAATTGTATTATTTTTTAAGCACCAATAACGAGGACAAATATAATTTAAATCAGAATGGGTTTCATCTGAACCATATTTTATAACATCTTCATCTCTTAAGAAACCATTATGTTCTTTATTTATTTTAGCTAATTGTTTATCAGTTATGATAACAGGTTGTCGTCGTTGATCTGATCTACAAGTTCTTGAATAAGCATTGTATTCAGGAGTATCTTCTTTAATAATTAAAATAGGGTCTTTGTTTTCAATTAATGTTTGGAAATAATAAGGCTTATTTAATTTCATACCGTCAATATTTATAACTTCATCTTCATCTTCTGACACCTG